GCTTTTCTAGAGATATTTAGCCTTGCCACTTCTTTCATTTTTTTCTTAAATAAGACAGAGAATTGCTTAACATTACGTCTCTGGAAATCATATATTACTTGGTCAAGCTCGGTAAAATTGCCATTATGAGCCTTTATTGAAGCAGGTAATAATACGTTTTGAAATAACTCATCGTAAGACATGCTCTTGTCGATCGGTATATTAAAAAGCTTAGCAATATCTATAAACTCAAACACATTATACACGTTGTTAGATGGGTCTGAAGGTCCTAGGTGCATTCTTGCCTCAAGGACCCTGAGAGAAGCCACTTCATCTTGACCTTTAGCTTTTTGTTTTAAGAATGTAACATAAACAACAGAGCCAACTCTTTCAGAGCCTGGGACATTTTTATCTGCGCCTTTAAACATTTTAATCAGATTAGCAAAGCTGCCACCAAATCTTGATGATGTTTCAGTATAGGTTTTTAATGAATATAGCTTTATCAAACCATCGGCATCTTCAACAGTAACATCTGGTATCGGGTTTCCTGTTGGTGGTTGGCCAACCACCAAAAGAGAAAATAAATACTCCATAACGAAGCCAGCGGAAGAGGCATTAGGACTATTGACAATGTTGTAAAACATTGTCATTGTCTCAAGTTGTGTCAAGACTTTAGAAATATCAGCAATACTACTTGCTTGTTCCATTTCAAATGCACCTTCAAAAGATCTCTGGACTTTGGCAAACCTTTCTTGGCTACGTTCTAGGTCTCCAAACCCAAAGGCTCTTTTAAATTTCTCGAAGTTTTGTTCTGTCAAGTCGTTCTGCGATGGCTCTCTAAATAGTTTTTCAAAAGCCACTTCATAAAAACGTTCAGCCTCTTGTTGTGTCATATCGCTGTCAACAGCTTCCATAATCAACTTAAGAACATCGTTGATTAGATACTCTTCTTCTATTGTCTTCTTCAAATCAGACATAAATAAACCTCTTTTTATATAATAATATCAGCAATTCCTAGCTTAACTGCTTCCTCTGCATCTAAATAGATGTTTACTTTCTCCGATAGCATTTTTGTTAGCTTCTTTTTTGTGAGCTTTGAGTTCTCAACAAGAGCATCAACATATGCTTCTTGAATTCTCTCGATTGCTTCAAGCTCGTTAGCCATGTTTGGAAGGATACCGAAGCTGCCACCAGCCACGTTGTGAATCATAACTCTACAGTTACGACCAATCTTACGCTTGCCCTTTGTTCCTGAAGCTAAGAGAAGAACGCCGGCAGACATAACCTTACCAACACCAATCGTGTGTACTTCTGTGTCTTGCTTCACGATGTTGATAACATCATAGAGAGCAAACATATCATCTGCGGAGCCACCATAAGTACATAAGTAAAAGTCAATCGGCTTTCTGTCCTTCTTCTTTTCGGTAAGCTTGTTCATTTCGTTCATGTAGAGAAGAGCGTGTACAAGTTCTGCAATCTTCTCTTGTTCTACTTCTGAGAATAGGCCCATAACTCGTAAGTCAGGCTCAGGCTTCTCTGTGCCACCAAGAGCGGCAGGATCAAGAAAAAGCATTTCCATCTTAGCTGGCTTCTTAGCGGTTTCGCCTTCTTCGTTTGGCTTTGCCTCTTCGCTCTTCTCTGACTCTTCGATAATTGACTTGATAGCCTTCTTGATTCTCTTAATCATTATTACTCCTTAGAATTTTGAATGCTGTGTTTTTGTGTTTCTGGAGGAAGGCCATAGCCGTTCTCCAATTGTTAAATGTAACTAGTTGGTCGAACACACCTTTGTGTGCTTCTATTAATTGGTCTATTGCCTTTTCTTTATACAGCTCATATTCGTTCATAAAGAGCTTGTCAAATTCCTTGATTTGTTTCTCTGGCACTTCGGCCTTTCTCATGTTCTGTATTCTGTAAGTTCTTGATGCAAAGTAGTTTTCCGATCCGGTGGCCAATAAAGACAGCGAAACAACCTGCGCCAATCTAACGAGAACAACAGAGGTCTTTACAGAACTAAAGAAATAGTTTACACGACAAGTTAAGTACCCGAGCCCAAAAGACAATAAAGAAAAAACAATAAAAAAGATTTGGTGCTTGTCCAAGGTAACTCCATAAAAAAATAACCACCAGGGTTTCTGATGGTTATTATAGCATGTCTAGCCGTGAAGTCAAGCGATCAAAGATTCTTTAGTCTCTTCATGATTCGCTCAGCAATAAGGTCTGACTTAGCGTCAACCTTGGATTCTCTCTGTAGGCGCTGTACAACGCGACGAGCAACAGTTTCCATTAGCTCTTCGTCCATAGCCCCTGGTGCGGGTGGAGCAACATCATCCATTTCGGCATCACCCCCTTGGATATCCTCCATTCCTTCGTCACCTTCTTCATCGGTTTCAACATCCATCATATCACCAGCGCCTGCCATGCCCATAAGATCATCAAGACCCTTCATTAGGTCTTCAAGGCTGGACTCGATTCTGGCCTTTAGTTCTGCAGTTTCGTCACCGCCCATGTCGTCATCCATCTCAACATCAGGCATATCCATTGGCTCGTCTTCAACTGGCTCCATGGCGGTTTCTTCTGGCTCTGGCATATCATCGCCGGCACGCATCTCATCGTCTTCTTCGAAGAGAGCGGCGAGATCTTCATCAAGCTCAAGCTCTTCCTTTCTCATGGCCTTCTTAGGCTTAGCCTTCTTGGCTGCACGGCCTTCCGCTGTGACATCATCAGGCTCATCATCAGCTTTTGCTGGCGCACTGTACATCTCTGCAAGCTTTTCAGCAGCGAGCGGCTCTAGACGAGCGAGCTTCATGAACTTCTTAAATTCACCTTCGGTGAGTAGGGTTTTCTTAGCCATTTGTATTGGACTCCTTAAAATACATAATAAATAGTGGTGTGATTTTATAAAGACTAAAATTTAAAAGAAGAAAGTGCAGGATTACTCTTAAGCTTTTGTAAAGCAGAATCTTGTATCTGTTTTACTCTAGCAAATGACACTCCCATTCTTTCTGCTATATCTCTCAAGGTCATTGGACCGTTTTCATAAATAGATATTAAAGAACAATTCTGCTCATCTTCATAAGAAATCCAATATCTACATGTAGAATTCTCGCAGGCCTCTTTACATTTTAGGTGGTGGCGAGAACATTTTAATAAACCGTCTTTCATAAATCTGGGTGCTCCTGTTGAATCAAGTCAAATATATCCTCAACTTCGTTGTCTGTCAAACCCAAATCGTTCTTTAGTTTATTTCCTTCGTCTCTTAGTTTCTTTGACTTCTTGACCTTTGCTTTGGCCTGTGGCTTGATAGAGTCAAGATACTCCATAAACAATTCATCACCATCTATATAAGAGCTAATGATTTGTCTGAAGAACTCAGATTGACGAAAACCGTCATACCGAAGTTTAATAAAAAACTTAGCATGACGGTGATCGTTATCTTCAAAAACTATGGTCTTAGTTTCTTTTCCGTAGTCGTATTCATCAGCCATATTATTCTCTGATGAATCTCTTCATATCGTTTAGATGATACCAGTGCGTTGGATGTGGTTTGTCAGGCTCAGGCATAGTCGTTACCTTACCTTCCTTTATCAGGATAAGCGTGGGGACTCCTTCAAAGTTATACTTACTTTCAAGGCCTTCGCCATCTTCCATATTAAACGCAAAGAATCTGACACCATCTGTGGCTGAAGCAAGACTCTCAAAGTGTGGCTTGAGAGCGTGACAAAGATGACAACCATTGCTGTAGCATTTCACTACAACAGGTTTATTCAAATTATATTCGCCAGATAAAAGCTTATCCAGTGAGTGTCTTGCTAATCTTTCAACCATTTTGTTCCTCAAGCTGTTGAATCAAACGATCAATATACCAGCGAGCCTTCTTAAGATCCTCTACTGGTTTTGCCTTGTGCCTATACCGAGCAATATACTTCAAAGCATTACCTGCTGCAAAGCCAAGATCCCAATCCTCGATCACTTCGATTACTTCAAATTTACCTTGGTTGTAGTGATCGGGGTGGTCAACATGTTCAGGCTCAGGTTGCCACGAAGACTGTGATTCCCAGCGGGCCAAGTCTTCTAGTTCTTTCTTCGTCTCCAGAATCTTTTGTCCTGTGATTCTTTCAATCCTCTTGTATCTTTCAGCCATCGCTTTCGCTGGGCCCTTCGCTGGTTCCATCTATTGCCTCTCTTGTTTTTTGAATACATGTTGGGCAGAAGAGAGAAACCCTCTTGTCTGCCTTGCGCACTACAACAGACCAAGTAAGAGCCTGTTGTTTATCTTTCTTATCGAACGGTATATCACAACTAGAACAAGAGTCGGGCATTAAATGAAAAAGGAACTGGTCTTCCTCTAAGGTTGCTTGGCCTTTCTTTTTCTTTAGTGCTCTTCTTTGTGCTCTGTTCATCTATCCATCCCACAGATTCTTGGTGCTGGGTATGCTGACTGCTTGAAGATTACGACAGCAGAAGGAAAGGGTGCTGAGTTGGTGCCTTCACCAAACTTTAACCGTCCCTTTACAAATCTAATCTCGTCTGCCTTCATAACAAACTCATGCCAATACTTGGTATCAGTACGAGCAGGAATCAACATAACTACTTTCGTCCCTTGCTTCTGGCCTTCATGGTACGCCTTCGCAACCCAATCCTTAAGTTCCCTGCCGTATGGAGGGTTAAGGAATACAGTGTTGCCGGCCCAATCTTGGGTAAGAGCGTCGG